TTTATCGCCGGAAGGGGAGACATCAATCAATCTGCGAATCAAGCCCGATTTGGCATCTGTAATTTTGACAGGCTTATTCGTGCCCATGAACAGAAAGCATTTAAAACGATTGGAATATGCGGAACGGAATTTTTCATTTACTGTCATCAGTTCATGAGAAACCAGACTGTTGATTCTGGTGTTATCCTCAATTCTGGACAAATCGCCATCATGCTGAATTGCTACAAGTGGATTGCATTTAAATGCCTCCAGCGCAAAAGAATTACTTGAAGATCCAAGTGCCTTTGCATCAAATACGGAATAATATCCATCAAATAGCTGCTGTATGATGTTCAGTACCGTAGATTTACCTGTTCCGGCGGCACCATACAAAACCATGAATTTTTGTAGCTTTTTGGAATCACCGGATACAATAGAACCAATCGCCCATTCAATTTTTCGCCTTTCGTCGTCTGAATATAATGTGGACATCAGCCTGTCATATGCAGACAGATCTCCGGCTTCAAGCGGATAATTCAGTCTTTTACTGGCGTAGTCTTTTTTACTGGTTTTCATATTAGAAAATATCAGTTTTTCGTCCAGCATATGAAAAGAATCCCGCATCTGCTTCTGACAGTATTTATGCCAAGTATCTATCATGCCAGATTCGGCATCCCACATATGCAGAACTTTGATATTGGCGTCAAATTGTGAACGGTGCTCACTGGCGTATTTATCAAGCTCACTGTCAATCAAACAGAGCGCATCTTGCTCATCCGTAGACCATAGAGAACGTTCCTCCAACCAGACAGCATAAAAATCGCCACCACGAATCATCAGGTCTGAACTTTTTTTGATAATGAATTTCGGATATATTTCAACGACCCCACGCTTAGTGGGGCGAGTCGAAATCATGAGAAAATCAATCACATTACAATTCTCCCTTCTGCTGCTTGAGCATTTCAATTTCCTTGTCAAGCTGCTTAATACGTTCCTCATAATGAATCTTATAACTTTCGTTCAGTACGCAGTAAGCCGTAAACATCGCAAGGAGAACGTATGTTTTCTTATCGTTTGCTATCTGGCGCTGCAACATCCTGTTGATTTTATGAATCTGTCGGTTGTGAAGCTCCAGTACCCCACACATCTGAAAAAATAAGTTATCCATTCTGGTTTTCTCCCTTCATTATGAATACTGACATTTCATGCGGATAAGATAGTTGTCAATGGTTTCGAGACTCCATCCCGGTTCACCATGATAAGTAAATATAATCTCCTGTTTGTCGGTCAGACGGATACGAACACTGTCTTTTCCGTTAGGAAACCATGTTTCTGTCTGTGCAGCTATGACTGCAAATTTATTCTTGAACACATCGAATACTTTTTGATGCAACATAATGCGATCCTCCTTATTCTGATAACACTCTGTCCAGATACCACATCATCTGGTACCAAATTTCGGTTGTGCGCAAATCATGGATACAATGCGGAATAGGAAATATACCTCCTTTGCCATCACGTTTATAATCCCTGTTTAAAAAGCTTTGGATTACCCTATTGGCACGGAACTCATCAAAAGCCGAATCATCCATATCGCTCAATGCAAGATTATCAATCATGTTCCAGAACCAATGACTGGTTCTGTTTCCAACCTCAGGATTAGCCATGATATGTTCCTCACACCGGAGGGACAGGGCAATCAGCATCTCCAACACACTACAAGGGCTGTTGTCAACAAAAGACGCAATGATGCGTTCATCAATGTTATTCTCATAACCGAAACGATATCTTAAATCCATTCCGTCCTCAGCTCTGTTTCCGTCCATACAAATTGTATATGTGAATTCCGTATTATACAGAAATGTCAGCAGCTTGGTATAAGATGATTTTTTCCGTCCTGTAGCTACAAGATCACACATCCATACAAAATACTTGCTCTTTAAATCCTGTATTGTCATGCATATCTCCCACCCTTAAAATATGGGATTTGTGCCCCTGTGACATCAGCATATTTCCTTCTGTCAAGAAGAATTTCGTAGTCACATTTCATCCTGTCATTTCTGACAAAAACTGAATCATCTTCATATTCACCGAAATGATTCGGGAAATCGGTTCCGACGATTTCCGCTGCATCAGCAATGATTTCATCGTTATCATCAGCAAGAATATGATCGAAATAGTAGGTTAACGTGATTGTCTCATATTCTAAGTGTTCTCCGAATTCTTCTGGTGAAATAATATAAGGTTCGTCCATCCGGTGTTCTGCCTCCTTGTTTTCTTCGTGATTTTTCATACCGGAATAATTTGTATATCCATTACTCCGAAGCAGTTCTTCACATTTGTCTGCATCTGTAGTAGCCTTCACCATGTTTTCCGTTATTTCAGAACGTTGGGAGAATGACTCTTTTACCGAGTCAATCTCCTCTTGCGCAATACGCTCAAATCTTTTTCTGGCACACTGCCACGTCACAGTGACACCAATAGCCGCACCAGCGGCGAACGTCAAAAAATATAACGCTTTACTCATCTTCATCCTCCATTTTTAATGTCATAGTTGTCAGGGCAAGTCCGCCAAAGCATAGGATACAATAACCAAAGAGTGATTCATATATTCTACCTCCTTTATTCGTAACTTGAAAAATAATGACGATCCACCTGAAACATTGGTGTTCCGTAGTCACTGTACTGTCCGTACATAAAGAACATTACACTATAATCTGATCTTGCATCGAGCTCCTCCTGTGCAAGCTGATACATTTCGTCAGGAATATCACAACGTTCGGCTCGTCCGTTCCACATAGAAGAAAACTGATTTGGTTGATACACAACCGCATACACCGTATCCGGAAAATATATAGAATCCACACGGTTGAGAATTGTATCAATTACAAGACGCTGTCCATACTCACTTTCCCCCTCCGCTTCAGCCATAGCTACCAAAGCAAGAAGTTTTACGTCGTCACCGAAAATATCAGTGGCTGTTTGAGATGGTTCGGAAGATTCTTCAAAAATATCAACTTCAGTATTAGCAATAGTTTCCGTAACCTGAATAGTATCTTCCATTGATTCTTCTTTTTCTTCAGGAATATCCGTTTCAATTTCTTCTTGCTTGTAATTTTCGTTTGAATTAGTTTCTGTCCGATATGCAGTTGTCTCGCTGACTGTTTCTGTAGCGGTGCTTACCTCACTGAATGCCGTTTCAGTATATTCATAGCTTTCTTCGTAACAAGAAATATAATTCTTGAATGCTGTCTTTGCAGCTCCAACATTGTTACCCATGGACGTTTGTCCACGGGTAAATGTCAGAAAACATATAAATATGCTAAGAATCGCTTTACAGGTATCATGCATACAAGCACCTCCCGTTTAAATATATGCTTACATTAAGTCCCATATGTTGCCGTCTACGTTGAAGTCAAGCCAGATGGAGCGTTCGTCTCCATCTACAAAATTAGCATTTGCAGGATGAGAAAAGTCAAAAATCCCGAAATCAACGTAATTATCGCCGTTTGGCTGGTTTTTGCGGTAAGTCCACCCGACCACCTGACCAGCCTTTGTTTTAGGAAAGCCGAGCATTTCATATACATCGTTCAGAAACAAATATCCGTTTGCAATGAGCTTGTTATTAGCGTAGTTCTGCTGAGCCCTCAGAAACATCAGGTTGTAGTCCGAATCTTTTTCCCAGTACGGGTTCGATTCATCAAAAATCTGAGCATATCCGCTGTAATTACATGAATCAGTGGAAAAGATATTTTTGGTGATAGTTGTTTCTTCGCCGTCCTCGTTGGTTACCTTTTCCTCGACTGATATGGCTTTGATGTTGTATTTCAGCTCACGCTCAATATCTTTTCCAAAACGTTCCGCCACACGCTGCCGATAATCCTTGAAGCTGTTATCAATGGTCGCATAAGCCGCTGCTATTGCGACATTGCGCTTATGCAGAATATTGTTAGAGGCAAGAATACAGCCGATGGATAAAAGTCCCAAAGAGATTGCCGGTGCATAGAGCCGAACCATTTTTGCACTTGTCTGCATATATACAATTAACGTATCTTTTTTGGCATCTTCCGGTGTATACTTTTCTGCCAGTTCTTCATCCTCAGAACAATCATGGATTTTGTCCAGTTGCTCCTTGCTTTCTGTCAGAATATCATTTACCTTGGTAGTGGCTTTGCAAGCCATTACCGCACTGACCACAGTTCCGATAACACCGGCAACCACGAGAATTTCCGGACTGTGCTTTTTGAGTTTGAATCCAGCTTTGCTGATAGTGCTGGTAACTTTATTCATGATTTCTGTATTTTTCATAATTATTCTCCTTCTGTTAAATCATTTGTGTATTCATGTAATGCTGTTTCTCCCCACCACTGCCAATGATCAGTAAAATTTTCCTGCGATGTACGGACATGATCAATAAGATGCTGCAAATACCACATCGCCTTTTCCAGATCCTGCATTCCGTTCTTGTTTTTCCAACGACAAATATACTTGATAACGTTGGCGGTATCAGAAGCCTCAATACCCTTCAAGTCTGAGGTAAATGCTTCAATCACGTTGATGACCTCCAGACCATTGGCTGACTGGTAGTGAGAGGGGTGCGATACCATTTTATCGGCTGATTTGTATGCCATTTTGTTAACCTCCTTATCAAATCAATTCTCTTTTACGCTCTTGCACTATAACCTGACATCCGCAGTTCGGACAATCAAAAGTGTCATATATTTTGGGCTCTTCCCTTCCGACAATACCGGAAATTCCCGTAACTTCTTCGTCACGGGAAATATAATGATGCTCGGCAACTGCGTGAAACTGACAGTCGCATATGTTACATTTAGTCATAATAATACTCCTTTCAATCCAGAGGCAATGCTCTTGGAAATTTCAGCAAATATCCGTCTCTTGTGCGGATTACCTTAGCGCTGCGAATATCAGTCCAGCCGTATTTGTTATCAGTATACCGTCCGGTAAAACCAACAAGGTCATACAAATCGGCAACGCTTGCCATACCATATATATTGATCAGTTCGTCCATTCTCATCATCACCTCCTCAGCTTCTCCACGGTTATCCAGAATGACATCATCATAATTGTAACCATTTCTATTCTTGTTGCCATGATTGTCCTTATGTCCGTTTTTGTCATCATAGCAGTTCCTGTAAAAAGTTTCGGAAATAACAGTACCACCCTTAGGGTGTCCCTGTTCTCCATACAGAATCATATCAATACCTTTAGTGACAATATCCGAAATGGCTTTTTTTACCGCAGGAACAAGAATATCCATCATAATGTAGCTCTTTACATTTTGTACATCTTCCGAAACAAAGACGTCCGCAAACCGTTGAATGTCATTCTTCTTTTTAGGCTTTGCTTTTCCTGAAACGATCTTTTCCACTCTTTTTTCAGGAGCTGAATGTTGTTTTTCTTCCTTTGACCGATGGGAATTCGACTCGAATTCATACATTAATTTTTCCTCCATTCGCTTGATATGACCGGAATAACAAAAGGAAAGACACCCTGTTACAGGTGCCTCTCCTTTTCGGAAATCACTTTTTTTCTTCGATCGTTTCCTCGTCCTCGGGATCCTCCAAATATCCATCATCGACGTAGTCCATTACATCGTCTGCGAATCCATCGTCATTTGCAGAGCTGTTCACGATATTCTGGCTTTCTTTCTTGGCTTTTGCTGTAGCAATAGCCGGCTTTACGATGAACCTGTAGGCAAGAATTCCTGCAAGTGCACTCGAGCCGATGGCTGCTGCTACCATAAAAGCTGTCTTTCCGATGCCGGAAGTATTGACTTTCTCTGCTGCCCTTTCGATGACCTCCGATGTAGTTTCAACTACATCTTCATTTGTCAAAATGTTGTTGGTTTCCATAATCTTTCTCCTTTCGATTTCAGAAAATATGTGGATTTTCTCCATTAAAGAACTTGTAAATTTTGCGCTCACAGCTCTGCAAAGTTATACTTTGGGGCAACTCTGTAATCCACAACAATACAGGGGGATTCATCGTCGGCAAGCTGTGAACTGAATTGCAGTTCGATTATTCCGTTGTCGATGTCCCACCCGATACTATCACCAATGCTGATGGGATCTAAACCTATTTCTAAATATAAATCATTCAGCGAAATACACATTTCGTCACGCATCCGCTGATTGAGTATATTCTCTGCTTTTCGGAGCTTATCAATGTCGGAGCGAAAATATCTTCCACTGATAGCATCGTAACACAGTTGATTTCCCTTTTCAGTGATGATAACTGTGTTATTGCTTACCGGATTTTGTTTTATTTTGTCTTTTGCAACAGCGTCCTTAACCGACTGTTCTTTCCGTTCGCCGATTGTTTCGATCACCTTTTCCTGATACCCTCTGAATGCAGAGTCCGACAATGCATACGCAGTAGCAATGGCTGCGTTTCGTCTTGCATTGACCGAATTTGCACCAATCAGACATGCTGCTGACAGTACAAAGGTTACCGCTGCTGGAATATAATAAATCCATGCTGTTTTTACAGTTTCAACAAGAGAGAGAACCTCCGTATTTTCTTCTTCCTGTCGTTCTTCAATCAGTGTCAATGCTCTGGGGGTTGCTTTGACCGCTAAAACCGTCGCTGTGATCATTCCGGTGATTCCGATTCCGGTCAAAATTTCCGGGCTGTGCTTAATTGCCGAGCTTTTAATGCTTCCGGCAATTAAAGAAAAGTTTGGTTTGCTCATTGATATTCTCCTTCCACGCAATAAGATTCCAACAATAAATCTATAATATCATTAATCGCAAGAGTTGCAACCGAAAATATACGTTTTGCTTTGTTGTTCAAATGAGTGTATTTTTGCATTCTATCACGAAAATCTTCGATGACTATGAGCGGTGCACAGTCTGGATGGGCTGCAAGGGTAGTGAGTATTTCCGCAACAGCCCATTTTGCTCTGCTCATTGTCTCAAAATCGTATCCCCGTGAACACGAAAGAAATTCCAAATATCCATCATATTCTTCTATAATGGATATAACGTATTCATGCTGACTGTCCATAAATAGTAAAACCTCCGCAAGAAGTAAGAGCCCCTGTTCAGGACTCTTCTTCACTTTCATCATTTTCTTTTTGTGATTCAGCCAATGCTTTGCTAACCTTTTCATCAATCCGTTCTTCCATCTGTTTCTCACTTACCCAACCTTGGGCGATCGTTGCGATCACCCCGATTGCCGTAGCCGCAAAACCGATGATTTTAATTAAGTTTTTGTTCATAGCATACGACCTCCTTTCATAATATAAGCTGTGAAAATTGCGTACTTATTCGTAATCGAGCGGATAAGGGTCAAATATCGTTTCTATAATGCAGCATTTCAAATTTTTGTCCAGCATGGTAATTCTATGGTTAAAATCAATCCATTGGATTTCACTCGCCATGTCCCAACCGACAATATCACCGCCGTCCACGCACTCAATACCGAGAAATTCATAGAATTCATTAAGCGGAGAATCTCCTCTCATACAGAAATTCCGATTTAAATGGTACTCTGCCTGAATAACTCTACTCAGCGTTGATTCAAAATATCTGCCTGAATAATAGTCGTAAAACAGCATTTTTGAATCTTCCGATTCTTCAAACGGGGGTATCGGTATCAGCGTAGAACTACCTACGACATTGGGAGTATACACACAAACGTCTTCACATTTTTCCTTAACAATGGAATCTACAATTTTCTGATGAGCTTCTTCTCCGTACAGTTCTTTCAGCTTGCCCTTGTACTCCCCGTACGAACTGCTTAGCAAAGCATATGCGCTTGTGAGTGCTGCTTGCTGACGTTTGTTCAACACATTTGCACTGAATATGCAGGCGATGGTAGCAGTTCCTACGACAATTGACGGAATATAACAAAACCAGCACGATTTAACAGCTTCTGCTTTGGTATAAGCATTTGGATCACCATCGTGCTTTTCCTTGCTGTCCGATTTGATAAGTTCCAAAGCTTTCGGAGTAGCCTTTACCGAAATACTTGCCGTTGCAACAACTCCGATCGCACCAATGCAAGTCAGGATAGTAGGGGAGTGCTTTTTCAGTACCGTTATCAAGTTATTTTTACCTTTCATTTATTTTTTCTCCTT